TCCATACTCGTCAATTTGTACTGCGTGGTTGGCAACCACATGACCTATTTCTTGAAATCTTCGAACAGCCGCATGGTAGTCAGGAGCAAGTTCATTGCTTTCCAACAAGTTCAAGTATCCAACAAGTTCGCTCAGTTTCATTCAAAAGAAAATAAAGAAGTAAATGTGTTTTCTGTGTTGGTGGCTGCTGCCAAGTCCCAGTCCAACACACCCAATAAGTTGTCAATCTTTTGATCCACCACAGTGGCTTCCATCTCTGTGTCATCAAAAGGCAAGTCCTTGAACCACTGCGGCAAATGCATCTCGTCTGTGGGATAGCCAATGCTGGTCCAGCCCAGTGCATTGCTTCGCAGTTTGCACACAATGGTTTTCATGCCATCGACCACCTGCATGCTGTAGTTGTCTGAATTCATTCTTCGCAAGTTGTTCCAGTTTAGTGCCGCACGTACATGTCCGGGCATGTTGGCTTTGCCCAGACGTTCTTCTTCCTTGCCGTACTTGGTCAAGTTGTTCACACGTTTGGGTGAGCCTTTTTCCCAGCCCGGTCGCTCTTTGAATTCATACTTGAACTCACGCACACGTTCAATAATTTCTTCACGTTCGGCACCAGCCAGTACTCGATTTAGAATTTCTAGCAAGAAGTCTTGAATAACTTTGGGTGTGTCTGAACGTTTTAGATCCAAGCCGGTGGCCTTGGTTTTGCCAATGGCACCGTTGACATCTAGTCGTTTGTTTTCAATATCAATGGCATTCACAGCATAGCGTTTCTTTGTGATAAACAAACCACGATCTGCCACGGTTTCACGACCGGCCTTGATCAAATCGCCCATGTCTCTGGGGCAGTGAAACGCACGTTCCATAAACGCTGGGAATGAGTCGTTAACTTGATCGGCAATTGAATCGTACAACTGGATACAAATCTCTTTGCTCCACTCCATACGACCTTCAGCAACTTCTTGTTTCAGCACAGGCCATGCCGAGAAGTAGCAACTGTCTGTGTCACCATAGATAACTGCCCGGCCCACATGGTCATATTCTCCAGTGATGCATTCATTCAAGTGTGCATCCATGTGTTTGGCAATGCTACGACCGGTAAGGGTAGTGCTTTGGCCAATTCGCTTGTCAAAAAATCTACAGCCCGGATTTAAAATCGCACCATACAAACTGTTCAAGTTAATCTTCTTGACCAGTTGACGTTTGTCCCAGAAAGCAATCTCTTTGGCATCCTTGGCTTCTTTCTTTTTGGCCTGCATTTCTTTGCGTTCTGCGTACCAACGTTCCAGCAAGCCAGGAATAACACCTTTCTTTTCGTAGGTGAATATGGTACCGTTGGCACTGAGTATCCAAGGCTGGTTTGAGTCGAACAACATGTACCAAATTTCAGCACCCGAGTGTACAGTCTCCTCACCACTCTGCCAATCTATAGTGATCTCTGTGCCACGTTGCTGTTCCATCACTGCTGTGTATTCTAGACTTGCAAACACACCTTCCCATGCAGCCGCAAATGAATCACCTCGGGCCATTTTGTCTTTGATGTATCGGTCAGTCATCACAGGACGCAGTTGACCTATGATGGTTTCTGGTCCCATGTTCAAGGCACGAATTGCACTAGGATATAGACTGTTGATGTCAACTGACCCAATCCATTCATGTAATCCTTTTTTGGGATATGCCACATAAGCACCTGCTGCCTGTGTGTCCTCGTCAGTGAGTCGTTGTTGGCGGTTGGGCACAACCATGCCACGTTCGTGTGCTTCGTTGATGATGGCCTGTTCAGTCACAGCCACAGCACCCATTGTGGTGGCCAACAGCACTGTGTTGGCATGTGCCAGTTCACTAGCCAGTTCCAAGAAGCGTAATTTCCGGTCCAGTTTGTCCAACAACAAGGTATCTTGCCTGTTGTATTCAATAAAGGTTCGGAAGTGTTGGTTATACAACTGATCCAAGGTGCCTTCAAACTGTGTTTTGCGTTCACCCAGTTCGTATTCAGCAATGGCATCCAGGCTGTAACTGTGACGCTCTTCATAAGTGTACTTGCGATACAGTTGCATATAGTCCATATGCACACGACCCACTAGGTCATAGGTTTCGTTCTCAGCGCCAAAACGTTCAAACACACGCTTCTTGGGAAACTGTCCCCACAAACAAAAACGTCGGGTGTCATCTTTGCTGAGAACTCGTGTGATACGATTCACTGTGTAAGGTATGTCATAGCCTTCCGAGTTCCAGCCACTCAAGATGTCTGCATCATCTATGAGATCCAGGAACATCTTCAACATTTCTGTTTCGGACTCACACAGCACAGTGTTTTCAAACTCCGCACAGATCTCACGAGCAGTCTCTGCACTCATGTGGCGGGGTGCCACCACAAGTGTCACAAGTTGCTCCAACCAATTGAGATATACCGATATGGCAGTGATGGGATTGAAAGGATCTGTCACAGGCGAGAATCCACGCACTGAATCAAACGCAACCTCAATGTCGAAAAATGCTGTGTGCAGTGCAGGGGCGTCTTGGTCTTTGTAGTTTTCTTCAAAACAACGGAATATGGGATTTATGTCCGATTCGTAGATTTGTCGACCGCTTTGTGCTCGAACTTCCTTGCGGAACTCTTTGTTGTTGCGTGTGCTGAATCTTGACACAGGTGTGCCGTAGATGCTTTGAAACTTGCCTCGGGCATCGTCGTAGTAGAAAACATAATTGGCAGGGTATTCCCGGTACTGCCTTTGGCCTTCGCGGCGTTCTACCACATGAATGCGATCGTGTTCACGATCAAATAGTGCGTCAATATAACTCATTGTTCTCCGTTTGTGGCCGGTAAGCCATGATACATGCTCTTAAGTGAGCGACTCATAGATATTTATAATCCTGCAAACCACGTGCCTGATAATTGCTTTACTTTGGCAATTTCTGTTTGGGCTGATTGATGTTCGGGGTGTGCGGGATCAAAAACATCGTGTGATCTAAACTCCAACCTACTCCACGTACCCCAACTTTGTAGTCTAGAATATTCAACTACATCTACATCAAATTGTTGACATAATTGGTAAAATGATTCCATCTCTAGATAATTTTGTTGTTGCACAATCATTCTGGTGTGTAATGCAATACCTTGAGTGTGTTTTTTATCTTGTAAAAATTTCATAGCATCTAGCAAATTTTGCCAAATGCCACCACGGCGTATTTTTTCATAGGTGCTGGCTTCAGCGGCATCAATGCTCACAGTTATCTTTTTTACCGATTGTTGCATGGTGCCTAGTCGATGCCAGTTCTGTTCGCACATCAATCCATTGGTTCCTATGTGTAATTCTAAATTGGGAAATTTATTAGGATCGATAGAATTTATAAAATTCATTAACATTGGACTGGCAAAAACTTCTCCAGTACCGCTGACTTCTAGTTTTATTTTTTGGTCAGTGGCATGAGAAAACAAGTTGTCTGAAATGATTTTGCCCACAAGTTGTTGTGTTTGTTGCTGTTCAGGTGGAGTTTTTTTCACTTGAGTTCGACAACTAGGGCAACTTAGATTGCATGTTTCGTCACCTTGAACACTGATATGGTGTGGCATCTCAAATTTTGTCACATCATCAAACAATGCCGCTATGTTGGCTGGCACAGTGTCAATGCTGTTCAAACCATTGTTGGTGATAACACCACAAAATTTTTCATCACAATACACATAAGATCCATCTACGATACTTTGTCTGATCTGTTGCGCAAGTTCGGACGTCAGCATGTGTTGCAGTGTGTTCTTGGTTAAATTTCCAATTGTGGTAGGCATCCAAGCACCACAGCCGCACATCCTTACATCACCATTGAGTGTGACCTCAATCATGACAAAAGGCGACAAACAATATTGTCCTTGAAACTGTTTGATTGGAAAAGTTTTGATCACAAATTACAATGTCTTGCCCACTGTTTCAAGTATGGTTTCCAACAGTTCTTGATCTTGTTTGGTCTTGCCAAACTCGGCCTTGTGTGCCACTCTGATGGCTTTTTTCAACACAGCCGGTTTGATTTCTAATTCTTCTGCAATGGCCTTGATGGTATCAGTAAGTCCACCTTGAAGTGTGTCAATCTCGTGCATGACCTGCATGCCTTCGTTGATGATTTGGGTAAGTTTGATTTTTTGATCGCCGTTGAATGTTTTGGTATCCATGTGTACTCCTAAAACACTAGTATAACACGGAAATTCTGTTTGTCAAGGCAAATTTGCTCACTTCATGACGCAACGGTCCTAAGGGGTGTGTCTGACTTTCAGTAGTCCAAGACCGCTGAATATATTGATATACATCCAACCTATATCAAATTCAAACCACCGGCGACTGAGACGAGGATTTGCGGGTTCCAGATGATGATTATTGTGCAGACATTCACCACCAATAATAATACCCCAAGGACTAATGTTCTTACTCTTATCTTTAGTTTCACCATTACGATACCCCCACCAATGTCCAATGCCGTTGACAACACCAGCGGCCCAGAATGGTATCCACAGCATTTGTATGCCCCATATTATGGCGCCAATCCAACCAAAGACGATGATGTTGAACAAAAAGAGAATGCCAATGCCAAGTCTGGAGTGAGCACTGTATAAGTTGTGCTCAATCCAATCAGCAGGAGTACCAACACCATATGTATCAACCATGACTTTATCTTTTGATGCTTCATGATATAGCATTGCTCCTTTGAAGAAAACCCTTTTGATCCCATACACATGTGGACTATGTGGATCACCTGGTTCGTCACTGTATCTGTGATGTTTGCGATGTACGGCTACCCATTGTTTTGTGACCATGCCGGTTGTGAGCCATAGCCAAAATCTCATAAAGTGACTTAGTATGGGATGAAATATCAATGCTTTGTGTGCTTGACCTCTATGTAAAAAAAGTGTGACGCAAATAATTGTGATATGTGTTACTATTAAAGTATATAAAATCATAAAGGTGTTAATCTAATATTAAACGCTCACTTCAAGCATCACGGTAGCGAATCGTTTTGCCTGCCCAGCAGCCGGGCCACACGGTCCTAGGGTAGTGTGTTCTTATGATTCCTGTTTCATTTTGCGGTACAGACTGCGCCCAGGATTGAAATTGGGACTCCAAGTCAATGACTCAGATGTAGTTGGTGCATTCTTTATGATCTTGTCATAAAGAGGGTCACTTGGTAAGACCTTGGTTCCATTTATGAAAATAGGTTCTTTCTTGGTCACAGGAGTTGATGCAGGTACAGTGGGAGTTCTATTAGATAGTGCTACAGGTGTTGTGGTTGTTTTGTACCCTGCAGGGCCTTGTGCAAAATTGGGTGCAGTCTTGGGTGCGGTCGGTTTTTGTTGCACGTACTGTGCCATGCCGGGCTGTTGTGCTAGATTGCTGGCCGTAAACCCCGGAGGCTGACCTTTCACTGTGACAGGTGTCGGAGCAGGTGTCACTGTAGGTCGGGGGCTTGGTGGTTTAAAATCAGCGCCAAGACCGCCTTTGTTTACAAACGATTTTGCAAGATCACTGGCGGTATCTCTAGGATCATCCAAACTGGCCTTGATTTTATCTTTGAGTCGTTCTTGTTTGGCCAAATCCTTTAATCTTTTGCGTTCGGCTTGTTTTTCTTCTCTGTCAAAGTCAAAATCAGGATATTCAGCAGCCAGTTCATCTGGAGTGTATCCACGACCAGTGCCAGGATTTATAATACCAGAACTATCGGGTACCTGTTTGTATTTTTTAGGTTCAGCAGCAGCAACAGGTTCAGCAGCAGCAACCGGTTCGGTGGTGCCGGGTTGTGCCACAGCAGCCTGCGGAGGAGTATAAGGAATTTTCATCTTGGCATAGATGTCAGTGACCACCTGTTGTGGCACACCTTGTGTGACCAACCAAGCAGCCAACTCGTCTGAATCACTGGGCTTGCCTTTTTGGTGCCAGTTCATTTTGAGTTTTTCTTTGGTGACATCAGTGGTAAACTGATGACCAAAATTGCTGATAGCACCGCCCGCAGCCTTGGCTTTTTTGTCCAACCAGTTGAGTCCACGACCAATTATGCCAGGCTTGGATGCCTTGCCAGGACCGTCAGGCATGTCTGGACGATAGTATTTGGGTCTGGTGCTGCCGGGTTCACCAGCTTTTTCCAGCACAAACTGTCTGTAACGGTCAACGTTTTCAAAAACAGCATAAGCACCCATGGCTGTCAACACCACTGAGCGTTGACGTCCTTGATATTGACTTTCGTTTATCACCCAAGATTCAGCAGTGCGGTCACGGTCGATTATTTTGTTCAATGGTGGCGTCACAAATTGAATAGACTCACGCATGGCCATGCGTTGGGATATGGCCGAGTCAGGTATGTTGCCTCGACCAATCTGTGACATGGTGTTTGCGCTGGTTCCCACGCCGCCGGCATACACGCTGTCTCCAGTGGCTGGTGGTAACACCAATTGTTGTCCAGGTTTGATAAAATCTGGGTTGGCCATTTGCCCGCCCAGAGCATTTTGATCCACAGCCAATTGCGGGTTCAGGCCACGCAGTTCTCTAACCGAAGTGCCAAATCTGTCGGCCAATGTGCTGAGATTATCGCCAGATTGCACTGTGTATGTAGGCAAATCAGCCACTGGTGGCACAGAGGTTGGTCCAGTGAATGCACTGGTGTCGGCTGTACCAGTTTGGCTGGCACCTGAACCAATGCTGCTGGCCAACCAGGCCAAGAAAGCAGCACCGGCACCCTTGCCAATCACGCTGGACAGTTTGTCTCCACGAATGGCGCTGTCAAGTGCATAAGTCAATCCAGCCACAGCAGGTAGACCTGCGCCACCAGTGGCAAGACCAGTTATGGCCACCAAAGCAGCCTTGGCAAATCCTGCTGTATTGGGGTATTGTTTCACTAGATTGCGATAGCCTTTGATGGCCTGCATGACTTTGCCTTTTTGTCCGCCTGCCATTTTGGCCACAGCATCTGTGGCCCGATCGTACGCCACGTCAACTGCTGAAATAGGCGTATCATTTTGCAAACTGTCAAGAATACCAGTCACAGCACCGGACAGATCCTTGGCAAAATCCACAGTGACGTCTTTGCCGCGACCCAACATGGTTCGATTGGCACCTGTAGCTCGGTCAGTCATACCAGCCTCAGTGTCGGCAAAAACTTGTAAAATTTCTTTTTCACTCATTCGACGTTCTACAAGGGTTTGACCCAAAGTTTTCCAGGCACGATAAATAGGATCTTCGAACAGCATGGATTCGTTGATTTTTTTAGCAGTTCCTTGAATCACACGTTGTATTTGTTTTAATTTTTGATATTGTTGTTCAGCGTCACGACCACGATAGTATGCTTCACCTTCAGCACGATCATAATAGGGATCACGACGCTTTTCAGCATCAGCCACCAGTTGATCAATGTTGGGATACCGGGCAGTCAATTCGCGTTGATGTTTTTCAGCATCATGCTGTGGTGGAGTGTATGGTTGGGTTCTAGCATCTGCACGTGCCAGGCCCCGTTCTCTTTTTGCGATAGTTTGATCGGCTTGGGACACTGTGGCAGCATCGTCACGGCCAAAGAATCGGTCTATCTTGGCACCGGCTTGACTCACTGCGGCCTTTTTACGATAGTCGCCCAGGCTGACTTCCGCTAGATCCTTGTCTTTCTTGCGACGAGCAAAGTAATCATTTTGTTGATTCTTTGGTTCAGGCTTGACAGGCTTGCCAGCATCTACATCACGTTCACGTTGGCGACGCTTTTGATAGTCGGTCTGTGCTTCCGCCATGCCTTGCTGCAATCCTGGCACTTCATTTTTCAGCACACTCATGGCTCTTTGCAGACTACCATA